AATTCTTGGCGGAAGGTGCGGGCGTCGAGTTGGCTGCGGGCGGCTTCGATTTCTTCCGGGGGAACGTTGTCGCCGTCGATCGTCGTAAATTGCCAGCGGCTCCAGTCGGAGTCGCCGCTTTCGGCGTATTGCCAGAGTTCGTAGAACCAGCTGGCGGTGCCGTCGGGGGTGGAAATGAATAATGCCCAGCCTTGTTTGTCGGCCAAGGCGGGGCGGATTACTTCGAACCAGACGTCGGCCGACATGAAGGCGGCTTCGTCCATCACCACGCCAGCCAAACTGCGGCCGCGGAGGGCCATGGCGTTTTCGGTGCCTTTTAGTTCGATCGTGCTGCCGTTGACGAGTTCCAGCTTGAGGTCGGTCTCGTTTTTGCTCTTGATCCAGGCTTTGGGGACGAGCTTTTTTAGGACTTTCCAGGCGATGTCCTTGGCCATGCGGTAGGTCGGGGCCGCGTAGAAGAATGTTTCGCCGGGACGTTCGATCGCTCCACGCAAGAGTTCGATGCAGGAGAGGTAGCTTTTGCCGAAGCGACGGCCGGCGACAAGCACGCGGAAACGTTTGCGGCTGTTGAAAACTTGGCCTTGGGCGTATCGCAGCGTGAGTGCGCCAGCCTCGGTGGGCATTTTGTAGTAGACGGGTACCTTCTAGGGTATTACAGGATTTCGACCTCCTCCCCCTCCCTAGTAACGAAGCGTGCAGTAGTTGCTGTAGGTATACGTACCTAATGGGCAAGACGCTCCAGTGCGATTGATGGACTGTCTGCTCGGGGTGATCGAGCGTCCTGGTACGCAGTAAGTGGCTTGGTAGTAATAACCCAAGGGACAGGATGCTCCGGTGCGAGGTAGGGCGGGGACAGTGGTGGCGAGGATGAGGAGGCTGGCGAACATGGAGATGTAGTACAGAAGAGTCTTTAGTTTAGCAGAGTAGAAGGAGTTGCGAATGTACCAGTAGGTTCCTAGGCACCCGACCATCGCCGCCAGAATCCGCAACCTGCCCCCGTCAAGGGGGGAGGCCGGATCCGTCACAAACCGTTACACTCGCAGGGGCCGAGCGATGCCAGCGGCTGCGGCTAGGAGGGCAAGGGTGAGCGGTGGAGCGGAGCAGCTGGCGGCTAGCACCAGCAGAAGGGCAGCGGTTGCGGTTCGCATTGGGAAGCTAGGTGAGCTTGCCCGTATTGTATCACAGAAGCGGCCAGCGGCTAGGGCTGCCGCTTGTCTTCCACCACGATCGACAGCTGCGGCGCCGCTTGCGCCAACTGCTCGGGGGCAGCCTCGCCGATCACCGCGCCCATGTCTTTAAGCAGCATCGCCACAGTCTGGAGTTGGCCCTTTGCCAGGGCTTTACGCACGGTGGCAAGCCTTAGCGCCTGTATTTGGTTCAGGAGATCCGATCTTGTCGCACTTTGTTCAACCTTTAGAAGCTCCAGCGCACGCGAATAGTCGGAGTCTGCTGTTCGCAGAGAGCAACCGAAGCGTTGAGTAATGGCTGCGGTTACTTGCCGCCTGGTTCCACCCTTCAGGATCTCGGCGTAGCACCAGTTGACCCGCTCCTCGATACGATCCGCCGGACCTTTGCCACCGCGCCACCGTTTGGTGGGATCGTTCGCCACCGTGAGCGGAACATTCTCTACAGTTTCCGCCGCAACTTCCGGCGCTTCGCTGATAGCTTCCGGTTGTTCCGACATTGCTAAGATCTCAACCCGTTTGGTTCAATCTTAGGCTGTAACTTGCAAGCGGCCGCAGGCCGCGCAGCAAAAAGCACCGCCAGAGCGGTGCGGTTGGGTTTGTGGTTGCGCCAGTCAAACGGCCCGAAAGACTAGCCAATCACCACCGCCAATACTGTGCAGCCGGTAACCGTCGCCAATCCGTAGTTCTTCCCAAGCTGCGTCCCAGTCAATACAGCGGAACGGCCAGCCGTCTTCGCTTGCCTTCCGTAGGCCGGAGTCGTTGAACAGATCTAAGGCGTAATCCGCTCCGGCCCGTTCTTCTGTGACGCCTTCGGCGCGGCCCTGATAGGAATCCTCCACCGTGTCGGGGTCGATGCCGTCGGCGTCAAGCTCAGCAATCAGCGAGGCCCAGCCGGTAGGGTCGTCGTCGCCCATGCCGAACAGCTCCAGGGCTTCTGCCCAGCTGTCGTCAATCCAGAAGCCGAAGCAAGCGCCGTCGCCATCGGAAGCGCCGAAGTAGAAGCCGACCGGCGCAGCATCGTTGAGAACTTCGGCCAGATCCTCCAGGGTTGCGGCCGCTTCGGTATCGCACCAGTCGGCTTCGCTGGAATCCTCACCCACCAGCTTTGTCAGGCTGGCGAGGGTATTAGCGTTCAGCAGCTGGGGCCGATCGGCCAGCACGGCGCAAGCTTCGGCCGCGCTCCAGAACTTGACCAGCAGATCCTCCGGCCGGAGAGTGTCGCAGCTGACAATCCAAGGGAACGACGCCAGCTGTTCAAGGTTGTAGCGGTTTGCCATGGGTGAGTCCTAGGGGTTGGGGTCTCGTGTGAAACAGTAGCACGGCCGCAGCCGTTACGCGTTGGCGGTGGGGTACTCGTTGCAACACTCCAAGATGGAGTCCCACAGCGGTTGCAGTTCCCACGGTGCAGAATCGCGGCGGGCCGCGAACACACACAGCCCCAGATCCTGCAAGGTGCGGACCCGTTCCCGGATGCTGTCGCCGTTCCACACAGATAGGACGGCTTCCGTTTCAAGTTCGCTGTGATCATCCTCACTGATCAGCGGATAGGACTCCAGGGCTTCTACGGTCTCGATCACGTCCGCCGGAACCTTCAGCAGGTCCAGCACCACGCCGCGGCCGTTCCACCCATAGCCAATCTCCAGGATTCCACCGCGGGGATCGGGGGTGCTGGCAGGGTCAGTCAGGACCCGATAATTAGACAAGCCGACTAGGCCAGTGTTCGAATAGTCGCTGTAGCCGCAATAGGACGGCACGAACCCCAGCGAGACACCGCGCCAGCGTTCTTCCAAACAGGTCTGAAGGTGATCCTCTGGGGACTGGTGCCACTGGTGGGAGCAATCGCGCTCGGGTTCGCCGTCACGGATCAGTAGCCAGTGGCCGGAGCATCCGGCTAGGCGGTCGATCCGCTCCAACAGTGCGGGGCTGGCCTTGGGGGTTGGGGTTCGCATGGCAGGGCTTGCCGAAGTGCTCCCGTAATGTAGCACACAGTCAACCCCAGCCGGGGGGTTGCGCTTGCTGCTACTGTTACAGGCGACCCCATGCCACAACCCATGGCGAACGGAGAGTGGAACACTAGGAAGGAGCGATCGGCGCTCCAGCGCGATGCCCGCGAACTTGAGCGCGAACAGATCCGCCTTGAGAAACGCCAGCTGCGAGACCTACGTTGGGCTATCGAACGCAGCACCGTTAAGGCGTCGGACTGGGCAGACTTGCTCACCCTTCAACAGGCCCACGGCCGTGAGGGGCCGCTCCAGCTGTTCAGGGAACTAATCCCATACTGGCGAGACTGCCAGCGGGTCAACCGTGGGGCCGACATACCCGCCGAGCTTTTTCCACAGATTGCGGGACTTTTTACGCGCGACGAAACACCGCCAGCACCAGCGACTAGGCGCAAGCCCGCCAAGGGTGCCAGCCGCAAGATCCGCTCGGATGCTGGCAGGGCCCGTAAGCGCACCAGCGCTCCAGCCTGACCCCCAGCCCCTGCCGCCAGCGGTGGGGGCCCTTCCTGTCCCATAGGTGAGACTCACGAGACACACCCCGAGACACACCCCGAGACACACCTAGCACCAGGGGGCCTAGGGCAGCGGCCCCACGCCTAAGGTGCTCCAGCTGAAGTCCTACAGAGAGCAGGCCATGAATGGCTTTTCAGGCCGAGGCATGAATGGCGTTTTCGAGGGCCTTTAGGCCCGAGAAGTATTGCTCCACCCTGGTCATGAATGACTTTTCAGCTTGCTCCAGCTGGTCGCGGGTCATGTGGTGGACGTTGGGGGTGCCGCATCGACGCGCCAGCACAATGGCGGCGCCGGTGGGTTGGAGGCCCGTGAGGTGCTTTAGTCCCAGCGAGTAGGCGCCGCACTGGTCGATGTATGAATGGCCGGTTGGCAATCTGTCCTCGGCGTCGGTTTTGCGTCCCACGCTGGTCTTCCAGTCAGCTAGCACCAGCTCGTTATTCTTCATGCCCACCAAGGCGTCGCAGGT